TAATTGATATGGCGCAATAACATTCCTTTGGAATAGTTCACTTGCCACTTTCAACTCTTCGGTGCTTCCCAGTTGCCCGGCTGTCTTCACCCCGAATAAAGCAGGGGAGGTAACACGATGACCAATCATTATTTTATTGGTGCTTTCATCGGAGAGGTATTGGTACTGGTTATGTGCATCACTCAACGCAAATGGAGTAAAGTCAGGAGCAGTATCTCCCCCATCACTAAAGGTCATAAAGAACTTCCCTGCGTTGTACGGAGAGGTCATTTGGTTTTCAATGTCCCTTCTTATTTCGCTTCTCTTTTCCTTCGGAGGAATTCCGTTCTTAAAGTGGATAGCAAACGAGGGTGACATTCCATTGCGCAAATTTGCGTTGTGATATATTGCAATTTGCTTATCGCACTCAATCCAATTTATGCTACCTTGATAGTCGGGTTTCGGATAGTACATCGAGCCGACTGCGAAAGGTTTGATGTACATTAACTGATGTGGATGCTCGACCTTGTGTTCAGGTGAGAAAGACTTGATTTCGGTATAGCCTGCTTTCCTCCAATTCTCCCAGTTAAGGCAATGGTAATAGAAAGGAACTTCGCCATCCACATTAGCGACTCCTGAACGGATTTGCTCGAAAGGAATGTGAGATACTTTTGCGATTTTAGTGCGGTCAATTGACCACATAATTTCCAAAGCAAAACCACCTTGTAATTTCAAATCTAAACAAGCCTTGCGAATCTCATCGTTCAATCCCCACTTCTCGACTTGTAATTTTGCTTCTCCTTCGCTGTCAATTCCCTTTCCGAAAATCATATACGCAATCGAGTCCACAAGTGCGTGATGAACTGCGGATGAGTTGTAAAGGTCTATTAAGTATTGAGGATAAAGATTGTCATCCCCATACTGGACAAAGCCTTGTGTAGTTGCCTTTTCTTCGTAGTTTGGCTCGACATATTTGGCGAACTGAATTGATTCTATCATTGGTAGTAAATTATATTGTCAGGAATTGTGACTGCGTTCGGGTTGTAGAATGTTTCTTGAGTGATAACTTGCAGAGTTCCTCGCTCTATCTCACCCACTACGGATGCGTTTAAAGGGTCAAGATTCGAAGAACTATTTTGTCCCCATACATTATACCAAAACTGCCCGGTTTCCTCGATTAAAACATCCCCATTGGTTGGAGCATTCGTGTCCGTGTTGATAGCAATCTTTGTGTACCTATCATTGTCCGTTACCACATTAGCTACAAAGGCATATTCCACTCTGCTTGTCATATTCGTAAAGATAACAAGGTAGTGGGTATAAAGGGGTAAATCCTTCGCTTTTTCTCGCAGAGTTAAATAGACATCTTGCGATGGTGTATTTGGAAGCAGACTTATCATAAAGCAAAAAAGGGGAGGGGAATTACTCCCTCCCCCAATTTAAAGGTTAAGAATCTTAATAAGCAGGGTCGATAGTAATCGTACCAGTCAATCCACTAACTGCGGTAGCATCCGTAAAGTTAATAGTGAATGGAGCAGGCGCAGCCTCTTCTGCGGTGAACACTATATTGTATCCGTTCAGGTCGCCAGGTGCAGTACCAGTTCCAAAGTTTCCACCAGTAACTTCGACTCCACGAGAGTATCCCATAATGTGGAAATTATCGTTATTGTCACGAACGATAACTTGCAAACGAGATTGAAGAACTGCGTAGAGTTCCTCGCTGACTAACGCTTCGAGTTTCGGAGTTTGGATAGTTAGAGTCTGCGTGAAGAAGATAGTTCCATTTTCAACGCTTGAGGTTATCTCTTGCTGAAACGAGCCACTATTCTTGGTTATTGCCCAACGGAAAAGAGTTGCAGTTCCGTCTATATCACTTACTGCTCCGCCCGAAATCGAGTCATATATCATCGTGCCTTCTTTACACCAAAGCACCTCCTTAATTCCACCTATTGCATCTTTGCAGGGGAACGCTCTCCCTGCGGCTAAATCACACGCCATAGTTGTTTTTTTTAAGACATTAGGAAGAGGATTGCTCCCCCTCCCTTTGTCGGTTTATATTTAGGATGAACGGCGAACTACGCTCAAGTCATTGATATGAGCAACTTGAGTTCCGCCACAAAAACGCATTGCGATACGCACATTGTCGGATGCATCAGTTTGGGTCATATCCACAACCACCGCTTGATTGTAATCGGATGTCAGGTCAGTTCCAAAGAACAAGTTGCCTACATAACTCATCAACAGGGTGTCGTTCGGGAAACCAGCAGGTGTTACAATCGGGAAACCAAGGAAAGTGGTTGGGCGATTCTCGCCTACGAAAGTCGGAGAGTAAGCACCTGATGTAACCAATAGACCTGCCATTGCTCTCTGAAGAAGGAACAATGAACGCTTCGACATCATAATAACTGAATTGCTATTATTTTGAATCGTAAAAGGAGCGTTGTTCACAAGAGTGTTCAGGTGAGTAAGGATACCAGTAGTACCATTGGCATCAGGAGTGAAAGCACCTGCAACCAAAGTTTCAGCAGTCGGCGCGCCTGCAACGATGTGGGCAAGGATTCCAGTGAAAGCAGTTACTGCGTTACCACCAGTTGTAGCACCAGTTGTCTCGTTGTAATCTCCGTGCCACATATTGCGCTCGATAGACTCTGATACACGAGCAGCAAGATACTGAAGGAGGAAGGTTTCGAAATTAGGAGGCAATTGGTCATTTATAAAACCTCTTCCAGTTTGGAGTGCTTCCCAATCGGAACGGAAATCAGCCTTACAAATTTGCTCGTTTACCATAAGATTGGTAACGGACAAAATAACTTCATCGAGTTCGAGGTCAGTTTCGCCATCGGTAAAGTCGCAAGTTGCTGCTTGAATAGAGCCACCTGAAAGTGACTTCAGTACTGCTTGGTACTTTACATTCTCTTTGAGGGTGATGTAGCCATTGGCTATTGAGTCTGCGGCAAGAATCGCAGGGGCAATGTATGGCAGGGCTAATTCACCTGCATAACTGCTTGAATTAATTACTAATCCCATTATTAATAGTTGTTATAGATTGCACGGATTCTTTGCTCCGTGGTCATTGATTTAATTTCTTCCCGATTAATTTTTTTTGCTACAACTGCTTTCGGGAGAGCAGGGGCGGCTTGTGCTGATTTAAGGTTAACTATTTCAGCATCTTTTTTCTTGAGTTCGCTCTTGAACTCCGTGCGTAGTTTTGCGACCGCACTTTCAATCATCGTGAGGACATCCTCCTTTGAAAGTGATTCGCTCTGCTGCACTTCTTCAGCAGATTCAACTTCTTCGGTTGCGGCAGGCTCATTGATTGCTTCAACGATACCATCCACAACTACCACAATCTTTCCGTCTTCTAATTCGTATTCGCCAGAAGGAACTGGAATCTTTTCGCTCTCGTCGTTGAGGATAAAGATGTTCACTCCAGGCTCCCACGAATCGGCATCGGAATAGATTTTCGTGCCATCCTTCAAAGTTCCTTCAGCCATAAAAAGCACTTGCTCCGCTTGGGGTTCTGCGCTTAATTTAACCGAGTACTTTTGAAACAAGGCATTGATGCGCTCTTGTAAATTCATAGTAGTCATATTCAATAGAACTTTAATCTTGGCTGCTTTGCAGAACTTCCTCTATCGCAGATAACATCTCAAGTTCTTTTAACTTGGATTCGCTCCATCGTAGACCTGCAAGACCTCCCCATAAAAGATAAGAGATAGTGCCACAAGCCTCCGTATCTCCTTCATCGTAATACTCTTGCGCCCGGCTTAAGTAAGAGTACATCCTCTTAATCGTTTCTTCCGAAATGGCTTCGCCACTTGCGAGTTGTTGCGCTCTTACTTTGCCAACTTGAGTTGCACATTTATTGTTTACTTTCTCATTCAATTCGATGCCTTTCTTTGCGTTGTTTTTCACCGCTTCAGGATAGTCTGCGTAACTTTCCATCTCTATCTTTTTTCCGCTCTTGGTACGCTTGTCGCTCTTCACGATGGCTTTTGCGAATTGTGCCTTGTCTGCAAAGTATCCTTCGATGGAGAAGCCTTTCACCTTCCCGGTCTTGACGTAATCGTTCCAAATCACATCGTTCAAAATCTTCATCGAGACCATCCAAGTGCCTTGCGGAAGATTCATTCCAAAGTTCTGCGACTTATCGTGTTCACCTTCGACTATCCAACTTTCAACTACGCAACATCCATCTATCTTCTCATCGTGTTCAAATGTTGCTTCGTGTTGGTTTTGGCGCATTAGATAAAGTTCTGCCGCTTGCCTGATGGTTGATTTAGACATATAGACATAGTACTCATCCTCGCCCTTCCTTCGGTAGATTGGTTTGTCGGGAACGAGTGCCGCACCTATAAGGATTCGCTTCTCTTCATCCATCGTTTTGAATTCAACTCTTTCTTCTTTGAGTGCAATCCAATTTTCCTCGATGGCAGGATTCTCAACTAACGAGATGGCATCCACTCCGTAGATGTCCTCATCTTCGATTACTAATTCTACTAATCTCATAATACTGATTGGTCTTTAATTTTTTGATTGGCTTGTTGTGAGTTGGTTACATTGGTTTCCAGCACATAGGCTTGAATAGAGTTTTGATTGGCTCCTTGTTGGAGGAATCCAAAGTTGGGAGTCAAAGTGGTTTGTGCGGTCGGGATATTTGCACCTCCACCGCCACCACCTCCACTTACACTACTTGGAGGTGTATTGCTTTCGAATTTAGTTGCGGCAATTTTGGCAACTGCGGCTAATCCAGTAGCGACTGATGTGGCTATCAGGAAAGGCTTCGCTAAAGGTGGAGTGGTCTTATCTGCTAATACTGCGGTGATGCTTGTGTAAGTATTCGCAATGGCTTCCGCAAGGTTTA